GTTATAGCATCACTACTATCATCAATCACTTTAAGGAATTTGCTGTACTTAAATCTTGCACCAAATTTATTAAGTTCTGATGAATTTGCATATCTTTCAACATTGCTAGAAACAACTGATGTAATTGAATTTGCTGATGATACAAGATTTGTATTATAATATGCATTAATTGTTGGTTCAAGATAAAGATATTTCAAATCTATAATCTCTGGCACAATTCCTGCCACAGAATATTTTCTAATTTCTGTTTTTATATTATCTTTAATTAAATTTGATAAGTATGCACCATTCGTTGGTTTTATACTTATAAAAACTTTGCCAAATTGTGGTGGAGTTAATTCTTCTCCACCAAATACTGAGATTGATTCAGTTTCTGGATAAATGGTGGGAATTATTGATTCATAGTCTCTAGATGTTACTGCTCTGTTCTGAGATGCATAGATTCTTGATGCATATTTTTTGATAGAATCTATTCCTTCAATGTCTTTTCCAGAAAAAGAAGTTTGATTTGTTGTAACTAATGATATTCCAGATGCAATGGCAATTTGTTCTCTTGGTGATGTAATTTTTCCACTAAAATTGAATTGAGAAATCCCGTTTGCCAACTCTCCATTTGAAACTAGATATGAAACTTGAATGTAATTGGGTGCTTCTAACTTTATACCAAATACACCGTCACCAAAAATCAATTCATATCTTTCGTCTTCAATTTCTTGTACAAAAAATACAGGAGACTCTGAAGTTATATCAAATAAACTATCTGCTTGTCTATACTTTCTGCTAATATCTGAAGAAGCACTGGGTTTAACAATCACTCGTATTGATGAAGTATCAATTTGCGAATTTGGTAAAATAAATCTTTGGTTTGGATTAAATGAATCAACAGTAAAATTAGTTGTAATATAAGTTCCTTCGTAAATATCAATATTATCAAAAGATGCAATGTTATCTACAACGGGAACAGTTATATCGTCTAAAATAGAAAAAGTATAACTTTGATTTCCAAAGGCAAGTGTTGAACAAGCAACGCCTTTACTGAGAGTTAACGTCTCTGGTTTTTTTGTATAAGCAGGTCCAGAAGTATCTACAAAGAAAGATACGTTTGCTCTAGAAGATTTCCTTGACTTGGGTACATAACCTATGTTTCGTGCAAGAGAGACAACATTTTCTCTAAGAGTTGCACTGTCAATAAAAACTTCATTGGATACCATATTAGCATTATATGAAGTTATATACGTATTATATGCAAGCACATCAATAATTGTGGATAAATTAGATCCCTCAAAGTCGTAATCAGTAAAGTTTGAGTTGGATCTAAGATAATCCTTAATGGATGTTTTGATCTGATCGAAATCTAAATCCGTAAAATTAACTAGTGGCATTATCGTGTTGGCTGTAATGCAAATGATAACTGTTGTGGTTGTGCTTCAATTCCAACGATGTAATATCTAATTGTAACGTTAAGTTCACCATTATCATAATCTGGAGTTGCATCGACTGATATTAATTCGACTCTTGGTTCATAATTATTGATTGTGTTTTCAATTTCATCTCTTACTGATGAAGAAGTAATGTCATCAAGAGATTCAAATAATAAAGAATTTACCCTTGAACCTAGATTATTATTAAAAAATCGCTCACCCCTGTCTGTAAGCACAAGATTACGTAAGGAACGAGCGATTGCATTTTCATTTGTAAGCGCAATTAAATCATAGGTTAATGGATTAACCTGAAAAGACATACTAATGTCTTTAAATGACTTACTAACGCGCTGTACAGGCATTGAATATTATAATTCTACCTTATTTATTAGGGATTTTTGGATTCATAAAGAGGTTCAGTACCATATTCCCAATCATCATAATCATTATCATTACGAATTTTTGAATGAATTTCATTTTGGTGATAAAAATCGTGTTTTTTGGGGGTTAATTCATCATTTGATATCTCACGAAGCATCTTTTGCTTGTGAATCTTGGTTTCCCAACCATATTCGCTTGACAAATACTGAGTTCCCCACTCATTTTTCATAAAATTTTCGTCTTTATCGACTTGTTTGGTCATTGTTTTGCTCCTGATTTGTTAAATCAGAACTTTTTACGGGGTTGCTATCCCGAATTTCTGTAACTTCGTACATAAAATCATCAGATGTTTCAATTTTGCGACGATTTTCTACAGAATATTCAGTTAGATCAATCTCATACCCCGGATTTTTGGTAATTCTATTCTTTGTCCATGCATCATCATACCATAAGATCTTATTATTAGGGTATGCATAGAAGTTACCATTATCCATTTTGAAAAAATGAGCACATTTATGCTCTGGAGTCTCACTAAAGTTAGTATTCAGTGTGGATTTTGATTCCCATGACCAATCAAGAGTGAACAAATAGGTTCCTTCATTCTTTTCTCCACGATAATTGATCAATTCAGCACGTAAGTTAGCAAGTCTTGATCGTACTTGAACATCAATATAAGGAGAAAAGCAATCCCACCACATACACTCTTCCAATTGAGGTACAGGTGCATCTGGTTTCCAACAGAATGCATGAATTGGTCTACGAGTCCAGTTGACCCCATTCTCTAGAAACGCCTCAAAGAGGGGTACGTGCTTCTCTAAGGACGCTACAGAGTGTACGTCGCATAAAGTTACCTCTCCATGACCTTTTTTATGATTATAAAGAAATTCGTTGCGGATATAACAAGTAATGGTTGGAAGATTGTGATTAAGATATGCCATAAAACCTCAATAAAAAAAGCATGTATTGCTACATGCTGTTAGAACTATTTACCTTGACCGCGATATCTTTTTTTACGTCCATTACGGGAAGTTGCACTGAGTAATGTACGAGCAGAACGTCCCTGACGAGTTTTCTTAGGTGCTCCGGGTTGAAACACCAGTTTACTAGATCCACCCTTAGCCATAAATTTCCTCCATTTCTAAATCATTTGGATTAATATCTTCACCCGAGTAAAAACGCTCTGCGAAGTCTTGAAGAATCTCAGCACATTCCTCTGCACTGAGATTCATATAAATTTTACGTCCTTTATAAAGTACGTTGTAGTTCATCAGATAATACGAGTTTTCTCATGACCAACACGAATACGAGGATCACACCAAATCTCAAAGCCTGCATCTTTTGCATCAAGACAGAAAGACACATCTTCTCCACACATATCTTGAACATTACCAGATTCAAAGACTTGCATCTTTGGAGCAAACCAAGGATATTCAAGATTCTCAAAAACACCCTTCTTAATCAGTACCCATCCAAAACCTGTGTAATCTACAGTGAAAGGCTTCTTACGCTTGCTGATTGATTCCACAGTTTCGTGGTTCATGACTCCACCATTCTTGCGGAAGTCATCTTCTTCCAACCAGTGTGCGACAGAAGTTGTGTGACCATCTTCAGTTGCATACCAACCAGCAGTGATTTCACGCTCTGTACCATCTTCACTTAAAGAAAGATCACAGAGTTGCCAGAACTTGTTAGTATCAAAGACAATATCCGAGTCAATCCAAAGTTGATAATCATACTCTAGTTTGCCATCCCAAGGAATTTGCTTCGGACCCCTTAGAACATTTGCACCAAGACACTTACAACGTGCAAAGTTAACCATTGATGAGTAATCTTGTGAGATTTGAATACTCATTCCATTTTGTACAAGATCAAAACAAAGTTGTACAAATGCTTTCAGAAAAATAAACGAACATCCTCTACCGGGCAGGCAGAAAACAATCGATTTTCCTTTCATTCTTTCTTTAATTGCATCATAATCCCAATCTTCAGTTTTCTTTTGGGGTGCAACAGTTTTTACAGTAAATCCTTTTGCCATAAAGTTTAACGAACCTTCAATGTCAATTTTAACAGTCTATATATGCCTTGTCAATGAGAGGAATTCAGCATCACCTCTTTGTTTGATACCAACTCAATATAAGTTAGATCCTCAATATTATAGTCAGTTTTCATAATACCAACCATATTCTTTAAGGTATTCCATGTGGTGTCAAATTCATCCTCTTTTACTGAATGAAATAAACACTTATCCTTTGCATATATGTGATATACCTTTTCCGTTGCCGTCATAAAAAATATCTCCGGAATTTTTCTTTCAGTTTTATTTCGTTACTGCATTATATATCAGCACAACACAAAACCCCAGTGCAACAAAAAAGGGGCGTGGATAACGTATCATCCATCCCGCTAATACAACCTTCCAGAATCCCCAATATGGAGATCTTCTGCGGGGGTTTTTATGACTGATCATACTTCCGGAAAATTTTTATGAGATTGATATAGAGCTCGCGTTTTGTCACCTCTGTAGGTTAGGGTAGTTTCGGTTTTTTATAACCGCATCGCCCGCCGCGCCGCCTATAACAACCGCGCAAAACACTGCCCATTCACGCATACACGAATAACGCACGAATAAAGGGGCAGAGTATCAACAACTGCCCCGCACAGTTACTGATCAGAACTCAATGCTATCTGCAGTGGGTTCGTTGACACTTTCATCACTGACAAGAGTATCAAGAATCTGCAGAATCTCGCTGCCGGTGTTACCTTGAGCAAGCAGAGAAATCATCACTTGAGTAGACATAATGAAGAAGAAAAGAGTAGTGAACTGTTTGGTGAGTAGTTTATAGTCTTGCTCAGGACTGTTTGTATCAGTTAAGGATCATACCTTCAGTGAACTCAACTGTGCCACTGCTAGTTGATACAAACCACTTACCTTGCTTTTGATAAACACGCTCACCACAACCATGCTCAGAGAGAATAGCATTAAGGCGAGACTTTGTGGTCATTGTTTTATACCCACAATTATAAAGTTCAATGAAAGTCTCACCAATAGTGGCGATGTGATTGCCATGAAGCATCACATAAGAGGCATCACGTTCGGGAGAATATGTAACCTCAGTGTTGCCACTTTTCCAATCAATGCACTTATTGATTGCGTTGCTCATTTGCTTTTCAATGATACGCATGGCAGGAAAGTGTGGTGGGGTTGGTGTGGTGATCTCTCAACCACTTCTATAGAATACAGGATCTTGAGCGCAGTGCCAAAACCTTGTGCCAGAAATCCAACTGGCACAAGGTATAAAGAACCTCAGGAAAGACCGAGGCGGAAAGCAACATCTTCATGCTCAAAGAACACTTCTGCAATGTCATTCAGCAGAGAATCTGTCAGAGAAATGTCAAACTTTTCGCAGACAAAATCAACAGCAAAATCAAGATCTGCGTTGTCATGATCATCAAGAAAGGCGCGAAGATCAGGAGCGAAGAAGAAATCCATGGGGGTGTCGTTCTTTGACTCTTATATATTTGCACAGATCGCATCCAAAGTCAAGTGTATTATGCCACTAATACTTTTGGCACATGATATAACAAACTCACAGCACGTTCGTTGTTACAAACTCACCAACGGTCAGGTGTACTTAAGTCTTCAACGTATGCTTCACACTTTTCTGCAGGTTCCAGTTTGAATAACTTTTCCCAATCAATCTGGTGTGGGTCAAAGTCTGGAAATGCAGAAATGTCTAGAGTGATCCTATAACGCTGCTTCTGTGCTTGCTGATACGCAACTGACATAAGTTCTCTCCTGTTGGTTACTGAAAGAATTGTAAGATGCTGGAGCGTTTTTGTCAATGAGTCTGGGGATATTTATGAGCGGGTGTTGATATTTTTGAGGGTCTGTGTGTGGATTTTATAACGCGGGGGATTGACATTTTGGCGGAGTGCTGATATAATGCAGGCAAAGATAACAACACCTAGAGACATTTAATTGACTATAAACACCATGTCTCAGGTACATTAAAAGCACATAAGTATCGGCACCTAGAGACATTTAATTAACTATAAACACCATCTAATTGATACGAATCCTTATCATTATCACCTTTTATTAACAATAATGATCAGAGAGATGAAGAGATCATTATAATTAAATAACACATTTTTAATTGATTTTAATAC